TACTGTCCTCTTAATGGTTGACGCTCACCATAGACATTAAAATATCTAAAGATAACTGTCTTAAGACCAAATAGTTCTGTATACATCTTACACAACTTCTCACCAGCAACCTTAGAAACTGAATAAGGATTTAAACAATCATCTGGGTCCATCTCAGCATTTGGTGTCTTACCCATACCATAAGCAGATGATGTAGATGAATACATTACCTTCTGTACACCTGCTTCCCTAGCACACTGTAAGACTGTTGTAGTGCCTACACAGTTTATCTGAACTGCTCTTATAGGATTCTCAATTGCTGGTTGAATTCTTGCTTCTGCTGCGATATGGAATACATAATCAATACCATCATATAATGGTCGGGTATTCTCATAATCACAGATATCAAACTTGTGATTCTCTGCTCTGTCATTCCAGTAGAAATTGTCATGAGCATCTGAATACTCATTATCAATTACAATTACTTTATGTCCTATTTCTATAAGTTGGTCAACAAGATTTGATCCTATAAATCCTGCGCCACCTGTAACTAAACTCTTAGTCATCCTTCTCCTGCGTAATTCATTTTACAATCTTTAAATCCTTCACCTGTTAAATCAGTGATACCATTTTTTATACTCATTCTTTCTCTGTTTAAATCTCTTACTCGCACTGCTCTCTTACCAATCTCATCATAACCTAATTCATCATCTAATCCCGCTCTGATAGAACCCTCTGTATCCCAGATTCTACCATTAATATTATATAAGTCTTCAGATAATTTAATTAGTTTTGTGTTTGAAAAATCTATACCTTTTTTATAATACTCAAGTTGATCTTTCATAGAATCAACATCAATCTGTGTATGATCTAATCTTTCTAATTTTAATTGGCAGATTGTATATCTATCTACGACTTCTGGCAATGGTGTAATAATTTGGTCAATCATATTAGTACTTCAAATACTCAATGTTATCAAAAAGGAAATGATTATCTAGAACCTCATGTTCATTATACCACTCTTTTGACAATATGCAAATGCTTTTTAAGTTTGGTGAATATTCTTTTAATGCAGAACTCAGATGAGTACCACCACTATGAAGTGAAACATAACCATATACTGATGATATTAAATCACAGTATCTAAAAATATTCTCCACTTCTATATATCCATCAAATTTAATGTCATCACTCAAATCTTTAGTTGGTGTAATATCTGAAAATGATACTGATACAAATTTACGATCAGAATAATCATTCCTAAGTTGGTCTAAACATTTGATTACATCTTCTTTACTATCACTCACAGTAGTAGATGTAAAATCCACAATGAATAGATCATTTATATCTTTATCTTTCTCTGGTTCATAATAAACTTTAGGATACTTATTAGTTGGTTGAAGACCATGAAACTTTTCCCAATTAGAAATCATATTTCTAGTACCATTTTCTTCAAGAAAACCATCTTCTCTATAGGGAATACTTGGTAAGTCTCCTGCATTCCATTCACCAAATTTTTTACCAAGAAC